TTTTTGTGCCGCCAAGTCAGCTGCAGCATCCGCCACGTTTTTGTAAGAGAACAAAGTCCACCCGCACTCCTCTGCCGTAGCTGCAGGTGCTGCAGGTGCTGCAGGTGCTGCAGGTGCTGCAGGTGCTGCAGGTGCTGCAGGTGCTGCAGGTGCGGGGGTTGCCTTTGCTACTTTAGCAGGCTCTACTGCTTTGACTGGTTGCGCCACCGTTTGCAATTTGTGGGGGGTGGTGCCAATGTTGTTGACGAACTCAACAAGCGCCTCAAGCGTTGGCAAGGTTACAGTGATCTGGTACATTCGTTGTTCCTTTTTGCGAATATGTTTTAGGTTAGCTTTATTCCTAACTCCCTGTGCAATATGCCGCGAGTTTTTAAAGTTGTCAACCCCTTTTGATACGCTAACGCTAAAATTTTTATTCCATCGGTGGCCAACACAAGTAAGCCCTTGACGGCGCATATGGTTTTCCTTTATTCTTTAGCTTAAAGATACTGCTTTGCGCTATTTTGCTGGGGATTCTATGGATAAGTTCAAACAATGGATGCGGGAATCGAGCGCGAGCCAGAAAGCGGCTGTCGCGGATGGCGCTTCGACCTCAATGATCTATCTCTACCAGCTGGCTGCTGGCACGCGCGAAGCAGGTGCTGCCCTGGCGGGTAGGCTTGAGGCCGCTTTCAAGAAATGGGAGCCCAAGCGAGGCATCACCCGTGGTGATCTAAGCTCTGTGTGCTCTGAATGCCCCTACTTCAAGCGTTGCAAAGGAAAGTCTAAATGAGCAATATCCTAGCCTTGGGCATGTGCCCTGACCATTTACGCCAGCTTGGTTCGGGGATCAAGATCAGGGGGCTAGGCCCACTGGTGGCCACAACGCCAGAAGAAGCCGCGCAGCGCAGGGAATCGGATGACCCTATGGATCGTGATCCTTTTGCGGGGGCGTATTCCGCCATTCAAAAAGCCTTTATCCAAGAGATCGTGGAGCTTTTAGAGCTTGATGGCACGGGGGAAGAGCACTGCACCATGTGCGAAGCGGCTAACTACCAAGAGGGTTTGGACACAGTCTGCATCGACAGCGCGTGTGACCAAGAGTTGATGCTAGCCCGGGCCTGCGGCGCTCTGCCCAGTAGCGCGTTGAACTAGATTAAGGGGCTTGACGTTTAGAAAAGCTGCGCATATCTTAGCAGAACTTTGCAACTCTTTGCCTCTCTTGACCAGAAAGATCGGTTTATGTCTGGGCCTAACGCCATCACTGTGTTGTTGTTTATTGGTGAAGTTTCCAAGATAACCAGGTTATCCCGGCGCACTATCCAAAAGTACGTGGATACTGGCCAATTCCCCCCACCCTTCAAAATTGGCAACCGCAACGCTTGGCTTGAGAGCACGGTGCTGGATTGGGTTACCGCGCAGTCTAAAAAGCAACGGGTGCCGGTGTTGACGCCAGGGCTGGCGCCAATCTTGAAGGATGGGGATTCTTATGAGCCATGAAGCTTACCGCTTAGCCCGCGCTCTTGAGCCGCTGGTCTATCGTTGCCGCACTGACGTTACTGCTAGAAAGTCGCGGACGCAAGGCATGGGGAGCATGTTGTGGACTAGGGAGGCCATCACCGCCGGCCGCTTAGCCGCGCATGTTGAGGGGCGCATTGGGCGCGGTGTGTGCCCTATCCGCGAAGGGGAGAGCGTGTGCCAAGTCGCGGTGTTCGATCTTGATGACCACAAGGGTGACACGCCTGTTGATGTGATGCTGGGCACGGCGCGTAAGATCAGTGACCGCTTGTTCTTTGAAGGCCTGCATGCCCACGCTTTCACGTCTTCAGGGGGCAAGGGCATCCACCTCTACCTGATGTGGGATTTGCCCCAAGACGCTTACTCTGTGCGCAGGTTCCTGTTTGATGTACTGGCGGGTTGTGGTTTTAAGAGCGGCACAGGTGGGGTTAACGCTGGGGAGATAGAAGTGTTCCCCAAGCAAGACCAGGTGCCTATGGGCGGCTTTGGCTCGCAGTTTATCCTGCCTCTGTTCAACGCCAGCGTGCCTCTTGATCTAAGCGCAGGGCAGCGCCTAGATCGTGAGGCGGTCTGCCGCGATGACTTCTGGGTAGCGTCTGCACCGGTGCCTGTGCTGACCAAGGTGGTGCGGTTGCCCCGCGCTATCTCTTCCACGGGGGAATGGGTCAAGTACGTGGAGTACATGACGGCGGTTGATCCTGACTGTGGGTATGATGATTGGTTCCGCATTGCTCAAGGGTTGCACTTTGAGAGCGAGGGTTCAGAGGATGCGTTCATGGCGTGGGATGATTGGTCATCTTCAGGGGGCAGCTACCCTGGCACGGAAGCTCTTTACGCTAAATGGCTGTCGATCCGTGGGGATTCTCCTGACCCTGTGACTGGTCAATCCATCATTGTGATCGCGCGCAAGCATAGCTACGGCGGGGATTACGCGGCGGACTTTGACAATGAAGTCGATCTGACTGCGTTTGAACAGCTGACCACTAGGTTTGAGGGTGGGGAGGTGTATGTTGACGCTGGGGCTACGGGGACTGGGGTTGGCGCTGGGGTTGGCGCTGGGGTTGGCGCTGGGGTTGTAGGGGGTGGTGCTAATGTTATCGCGGCGGCCAATGCGGCCAACGCTGCTTCGGCCGCGGCGGCTAGAGTCTTCACCTCATTGCCTAGGGTCAAGCGCAACAAGAACGCGGAGATTGAGGCGGTCAAAGAGAATGTGTTCGCGTTCCTCAACCGTCCTGATCTGACGAAGTGTGACCTGCGCTTTGACGCTTTCCGTGCGGAGATTGTGATGCGCACAGAGAGCGGCTGGCGTGCCTTTGGTGATGACGATTACTTTGAGTTGGCGATGCGGTTGGAGAAGGACTGGGGCTTCCGCTCTATCCCCAAAGAGCTGATCCGTGACGCTGTGTCTATGGTTGCCAATGTGAATCGTTTCGATAGCGCGGTGCATTGGTTGGAGAGCCTACCGGCGTGGGATGGACAGCCTCGCATTGATTCTTTCTTCCCCGTGTACTTGAGCGCGGAAGACAACGCCTACACCCGTTCAGTGGGTTCTTATTTGTGGACGGGCTTGGCGGCAAGGGTGTTGTCCCCTGGTTGCCAGCTTGACATGGTGCCGATTCTGGAAGGGGCGCAGGGCGCGCGCAAAACCTCTGCGGTCAAGGCTCTCGTTCCCACCCCTGAACAATATTGCGTTATTTCTTTTGGGGAAAAAGATGACGATTTAGCCAGGAAAATGCGTGGCCGCTTGGTGGCGGAGATCGGGGAGTTGCGGGGATTGCACACCCGTGAACTCGAAACGATTAAGGAATTTATCACCAGGACGGACGAGCTATGGGTCCCGAAATTCAAAGAGTTCGGCGCCAGCTTTGCTAGGCGTTTAATGTTCATTGGAACCACGAACCAGGATGAGATTCTGGCAGACGAAACGGGCAACCGTAGGTGGCTACCCGTGCACGTTGGGTTGTGTGACGTTGACGCCATCGTGCGGGATCGTGTGCAGTTGTGGGCGGAGGCAAGGCTTAGATACCAACAGAATGGGGTTGAGTTCAAGACGGCAGAAACATTGGCAGCAGCGGTGCACGAACATTACCTTGTGCAAGATTCATGGGGGGATGTTCTTGACGCTTGGCTGTACGCGCCAGGGCTTGATGGGGTGGTTCCTTTCTCGCTTGAGTATCTGCGCATCCACGATGTTTTGAGGGATGTTTTTGCCTTTGATACCAAGCAGGTGAAACGGACAGATGAATTGAGGTTGGGCAAATTGCTTAGGGCGCGGGGGTATAGCAAGCGGGTAAGGCGCATTGAAGGGCGCAACGTGAAAGCATGGGTTAAAGACTAGAGGGGTTAGAGGGCGTTGGAGAGCGGGGGCTTGCGCACGATGCACCATCCCCGCCCGTTGCGTTTAATGCGTTTAGTTTGGTTGCTGCTGTTGTGCCCTTAAGTCTTTCAACATCTTTTCGAGCTGTGCAGCGACAGAACGGGATTCCCCCGCCGCCGTGTCTACCAACCATTGATAAAGATCGGGGGGTAGGCGCAACGAGGTTTGCATCTTAAGGGCTTTGGGTGTTCTAGCCATCGCGCGATCTTTTTGCTTCGGGTTCATAAATTTCTGTTTCAAATTCTGCTACCAACCTTTTTAGATCATTCACTTCCTTTTTTAGGTCGTCCACTTCATCCAGCAAGGCATCCTGATTTTCCTTTAAATCTTCATGTTCTTGCAGTAGGTGCGCCAATGTATCCACGAGGTCACTAAGATGGATCGGGCGGTGCCCCGCCATCAAGATTCGGTCGTCTTCATGGGGTATGTGCAACAGGTTCAGCGTGTTTTCGCATAGGTCATGTAATACGGTCATTGTCTTGTCTTTCTATGGTTAGGGATTAGGGCTATAACCATTGCAAACGGTATTTAAAACAGTTGTGCGTTAAGGTTTTACGCGTGCGCTTAGGCTTAGAATCGCGCCACCAGCTGTAGGTGGCCGCATGTTGTGTTTCCTCTTTGTCGTAATAGATGGCAACATCCATTAATTTAGCCCGCTGCTTTTCAGGGTAATATTGAAGCGTTGCAGCGTCGGTTGTGGGTACGTGTTTGGCGTAAAGTGTTGGCATTGTCTTGTCTTTCTATGGTTAGGCGTTGTGGGTAGGGATAAAACTTTGTTCATGGGCGGCCAACATGGTGGGGGTTAACGCCCCTTTCAACGCCGCGTCCACCAGGTGCAGGCCAATGCTTTGGCAACCAAACAAAGTGATTGCCTCTGCCAAACGGCTTTGGATAGCCGTGTACTCTGCGGCCTTGTTGATGGAATTTTTAAAAGCTGTTGCGTTGCGCATGGTGGTCGTCCTTGGTTTAGGGATTAGGGGTTGGGTTTAGGTTTAATGGTTGCGTATTGGTACCATAACCAAGAATAGTTAACATCCCCTAAAGACTGTTTTTGTCGCTGTTGGCTTGAGGCTCTGGGGGCAATCTGTTGTCGGGGATCACCATGAACGCTGTCATGAAGATGGTGAACATGATGGCCAGACCTAGCGCGAATTGCCAAAGCTTTGGATGGGTGAATTGATCTTGATTTTGCATAGTGGTTAGTCCTTTGTGATGGGGGTTGAAGAATCGTTAACGTTTCTTAGGAAAGCCACACTTTCCCCTGTCAGAATTTCGTTAACACGTTGCCATATGGTGAAGCTGTCAATTGCACCAACCTGGATTTGAACGGCGCGGCGAATTGATTCTTTCAGGATTGCGTCTTTTTGTTCTTCAGTCACGTGGTCGGCGTAATTTCCGCAGTGTCTGATCCGATAAGCCAAGCCAACGGCATCGTCAGAGGCTCTCTGAAAAGCATCACGGACAACCACACCCTTCATAAGGCCTTTAGAGCTGTTGAATTGGTAGGATTCGAGCAATTGTTCGTGGGTTAGATTTGGCATAGTGGTTAGTCCTTTGTGATGGGGGTTAAAGGGGTCAAACGTCACACCGCGCCCAAACAGAGCCGTCAGGGCAGGTCAAAAGATTGCCAACATCTTCTAAATAATGAGAACGAAACTCTACCGCTGCAGCCTCAAAACTGGGGTAATGGCTAAAATCACCAACCCAACCAATAGGATCAAACTCACGATCTTCTAACGTGGCGTCTGCCATTTCGTCATAATAGTTGAATAGCGTTTCGAATTGTTCTCTGGTAATGCCGCTGTACTGCTGTAAATTTTTGCAAAGTAACCACGCTTGGCCAGCACTCAAAATTTCGATGATCATTTTTATTTTTCCTTGTTTTATTTATTGGTTAGAGAGCCTAAGACCTTAAGCCTTATTGATAGCAGTATGGTAGCAAATTGGTACGTTGTCAACTGTAAAATTTTACGTGCTGTTTTTTACGTGCAATTTTTTACGTGTGTTATTTTTTACGTAATACCCTAGTTTGGCGTTTTTGCTTCTCTTCTTTACCCTTCTTTTTGGGCTTAGGGTAGTTTGCGGGATGCCTTATGCACTGCGCGTTTTGGGATAGCACTACCCTTACTACCCTTCTTTTGGTTAAAGTAGATATATATTTGTCCCCGGCTCCCCAAAAAGTTGAATAGCATCTGTGGGGTATTTAATGGGGTTTTTACGGGTAGCAAGGGTAGTTTTCCCCCCTTTTTTGCCGATATGTGGTTGTAATTTATAAGTTTTTTTTGTTACCCTTGGGATGGGTAGTCGGGGGTGGGCGCATACGATTATCTTTTATTGCTATTTACACGCAAAAAGTTTTGTGCTAGGCGCGTTGCCCGCGTCACTGGTGGCCAATTCTCCCCTTGCGTTGGGCATGAGATTGGGTTAGAACAAAACGCAATGGGGGTTGTGCGTATGCTGGTTAAGCGGCAAATTCTGGTTGGTGAAAAGGGCAGGGCAGGCCAAGACCACCATGCGGCACGGTTGAGCGATGAAGAGGTTGAGGAAATGCGAACGTTGTACGAGGATGGGCTAGGAACCTACAGCACGCTGGCAAAGCGTTTTGGCGTGGCTAAGAGCACAGTGGCCTATATTTGCCAATACGCTAGGCGCAACGCCATCCCTCGCACGATCACCGTGGTTGTTAAGCAAGCGGGGCAGGCATGACAAGCGAACAACGCAAACCCGTGTACTACTCGCATGAGCTGTTTGATCGTATCTGCCAGCGCATATCAGAGGGCACCAGCCTAACGGCTATCTGCCGTGAGCCTGGAATGCCAACGCCACCCACGGTGCATCGTTGGATCAGCAACGATCCCGCGTTGGCTGATTGCTACGTGCAAGCGGTTAAGGCTAGGGCGGAATTGATCTTTGATGAAATTCTTGAGATTACCGATGACGCCCGCAACGATTGGATGGAAAAGCAGCTGGAAAACGGCAAAGTGATTGAGGTGCTGAACAAAGAACACGTTCAACGCTCTAAGCTTCGCGTTGACGCACGGAAATGGGTGCTAGGATGCATGAACCCCGCGCAGTATGGAAACTTCACAAGGCAAGAGCTAACAGGCCGTGACGGTGCGCCCCTGCACCCCACGGTGCCAGTTAGCGACGCACAACTAGCCGCCGCGCTTAACGCCTTGGTAAAACCGCCCGCCGCTGAACAGGATGCGGATGTTAGCGACCTCTTTTAGCCCTGAACAAGTCGCGGCATTCACACCCCAACAACGCGCAGAGGCCTTGCGGTTGATCCACTTGCGCGGGGGAATTAAGCCTTGGTATCCATTGCCTGGCCCTCAAACCATGGCCTATCAGAGCCAAGCGGATATTATCGGCTTTGGTGGTGCTGCTGGTGGCGGTAAGACCGATTTGATGTGCGGCAAAATCCTTACGCAGCACCAAGTAGGGATGATCTTAAGGCGCGAGGGAACGCAGCTAACGGGCATTGTGGACCGTCTGACCAGTTTGCTTAAGGGCAGGGATGGTTACAATGGGCAAGAAAAGATTTGGCGGCTCCCTGGCGGCCAGCAAATTGAGTTTGGATCGGTGCCCAACCCTGGCGATGAAACGAAATACCAAGGCCGCCCGCATGACTTCCTAGGCTTCGACGAAGCGACCAATTTCTTAGAGGCGACCGTGCGCTTCCTGTTGGGTTGGTTGCGGTCCACTGACCCCAAGCAACGCTGCCAAGCCTTGCTGACGTTCAACCCACCAACAACCGCTGAAGGGCGTTGGATCATTCCGTTCTTTGCCCCTTGGCTTGATCCCCAATACCCTAAGCCCGCCGCTCCAGGTGAGGTGCGCTGGTGCGCGTCTATCAACGGTAAGGATCGCTGGGTGGCCGATAACCGCAGCTTTGTGCTTGATGGTGATGAAATTTGCTATGATTTTGATCCTAAAGCGTACAAGCCAGAGGATGTTATCCTGCCGCTATCTCGCACGTTCATCCCCTCTCGCGTGTCGGACAACCCCCACCTGTTCGGCACTGGCTACATGCGCACGCTGCAGGCCTTGCCTGAACCCTTGCGTTCGCAAATGCTGTATGGTGATTTCCAAGCGGGCATTGAAGACGACCCCTGGCAGGTTATCCCTACCACGTGGGTGCAGTTGGCGATGGATCGATGGAAGGAACCAGCACGCAAAGCTCCGATGCAGTCCGTAGGATGTGACGTGGCGCGTGGGGGTAAGGACAACACGATCATCGCCCGCCTGCATGAGGATAATTGGTTTGATATGCCATTGGTTTACACGGGCGCACAAACCCCTGACGGCCCAGCAATCATGGGGCTAATCATGGCCGCAACACGCGACAACGCGGTGCAGCATATCGATGTAATAGGGGTGGGGGCATCGCCCTATGACTTTTTGAGCAAAGCACGGCAACCCGTGGTAGGTGTGAACGTGAGCGAAGCCGCAGTAGGAACGGATCAATCTGGCCGCCTAAGGTTCAAGAATCAGCGTTCACAGTTGTGGTGGCGCATGCGGGAAGAGTTAGACCCCAACAACAACACTGGCCTGACCCTGCCCCCATCCAAAGAGCTACTTGCAGACCTCACTGCCCCTAAATGGGAATTGAAAGGATCGACAATTTACGTGGAAAGTAGGGAAGAGATTGTCAACCGTATTCGCAGGTCACCAGACTGGGCGACTGCCTACATTCTAGCCCTTATCCGCACGCCTAAAATTCAACATTTAACGGGCATGGGCACGGGTGGGCATTCAACGCCACAAGTCAACTATGATCCGTACGCAAGTTTAGATCACTAAAGAAAGGCGCGAGATATGTGCGGTTTTGTGGATAGCATTGCAGATGCTGTTGGGGGTGGTGGCGGTGGCGGCCTTTTGGGCGGCCTTGTCGGTGGTGTTGTAGGGGCTTTGTTGGGTAGACCCGCGATGCAGCAGCCAGATACCAGTGCATTAGAGGCTAGGGCGCAGGCCAATGCGGACCGCGCTTACCAACAGGCAGACGAAGCTAAGAACAGGGCGAATGCCAAATCCCCGAATGTGCGAAATCTGCTTGCAGAGAACATTCAAGCCGCGTTGGGCGGTTCAAGTTCTACCATGTTGACTGGCCCGCAGGGGGTAGACCCTAAAAAACTTGCACTAGGCCAAAACACCCTCTTGGGGCAATAACGCATGGGTGGTTACACCTCCAGCTTCAAAGAACGTGACGATATGTGGCGCCGCTGGACGGCATTGCAGACGGAACGCGCCAGTTGGGTGGACCATTGGAAAGAAATATCATCGTATATCTTGCCCCGTTCAGGGCAGTTTGTGGTAAGCGATGCCAATAAGGGCACCCGCAAACACAACAACATCTACGATAGCACTGGCACCAGAGCGTTGCGCGTTTTAGCAGCAGGGCTAATGGGCGGCGCGACTTCGCCAGCCCGCCCATGGTTCAGGCTCGCCACCCCCAACACTGACCTTATGGGCAGCGCGGCGGTGCAAGTCTGGCTATCGCAAGTGACCCGCATCTTGTTGGATGTGTTCTCTAAATCCAATACCTACCGCGTGCTACACACCATGTACGAAGAACTTGGTGCATACGGCACCGCTTGCGCCATCGTGGTTGACGACTTCAAAACAGGCATAAGGCTGGTACCACTAACCGCTGGCGAGTATTGCTTGGCGACCGACTTCAACGGGGATGTGACCACGGTATACCGCGAGCTGCAAGTTTCGGTAGGCGCGATGGTTAAAGAATTTGGCTACAGCAACTGTTCGGATGCGGTAAAAAACATGCACAGCAGGGGCAACCTGGATGCATGGGTTAAGATCATCCACGTGATAGAGCCGCGCTATGACCGCAATCCTAACATGAAGGACCAGGCCAACATGCCTTGGCGTTCAGTGTACATGGAAAGCGGGGCGAACCAAAGCAAGTTTCTGCGCGATGGGGGTTTTAACAGCTTCCGCGTGTTGGCTCCCCGCTGGGCGGTAAGCGGTGGGGATATATACGGCAACTCCCCTGGGATGGAAGCATTGGGGGATATTAAACAGCTCCAGCACCAACAGTTGCGCAAAGCGGAAGCCATTGACTATAGCACCAGGCCGCCCCTACAAGCGCCGACAAGCCTTAAGAACCAAGACGTGAGCCGCCTACCTGGTGGCATAACCTACATTGATTCGGCCAGCGCCAGCACTGGTGTGCGCACCATGTTCGAAACAACGCTGAACCTCCAGCACCTGTTGATGGACATTCAAGACGTTAGGCAACGGATCAACCAGACGTTCTACACCGATTTGTTTTTGATGTTGTCGGGGCAAGACGTGGCGCGTATGACCGCGACAGAGGTGGCAGAAAGGCATGAAGAGAAGCTTCTCATGCTAGGCCCCGTGCTAGAACGCCTGCACAACGAGCTACTCGATCCTTTGGTATCCATGACCTTTGAACGGATGATGGAAATAGGGCAGCTGCCCCCGCCCCCTAAGGAATTGGAAGGGGTTGATCTTAATGTTGATTTTGTGTCGATGCTGGCGCAGGCGCAACGCTCTGTCGCCACCAATTCTGTGGATCGCTTTGTCAACAACTTAGGGGCCATCGCCTCTATGAAGCCTAACATCTTGGACAAATTCGATGAAGACAAATGGGCGGACAAATACGCCGATATGTTGGGCATTGATCCTGAAATGATTGTCGCAGAGGACAAGGTTAAAGCCGTGCGTGATGAGCGCGTACAGCAACAGAAGATGGCGCAACAGGCCGCTATGGCCGAAAGCGCGTCTAAGACGGCTAAGAATTTAGCAACATCATCCACCAACCAGAGCAACGCGCTTACCGATGTGACCAGCGCGTTCAGCGGTTACACTTAGAAAGTTTGAATTATGGCGAATCTTACTATACAAGGCGTTGCGGGGCTATACAATCCAAGCACCAACAATCTAGTTGGGCTTCTTGGCGTGGACGGCAAAGAATACCTTATCCCGGTGTCTGCAGCTTTCGCGCCCACACTAGTTGTCGCTGCGCAAACGATCACCACAGCGACCATCAACGGGGGCACCATCAACAACACCACAATTGGCGCGACAACCCGCAACACCATCGCTGGTACCCAACTATCGGTGACAGGAACTGATATATCTGGTACCCCTGGCAACGGTACCGCCAACACAGGTTCGGGGCGTGCGGCTATCGCGGCGGCGGCCACAACCGTCACCGTCACCAACTCACAGGTTGCGGTTGCTGACCACGTCTTAATCCAACCCCGTGCGGTGGGCACGCCTACCAAGTGGGCGGTAGTCACTGCAGCAGGCAGCTTCACAGTTACCGTGGACCTTGCACCTGCTGCTACGTGGCCTTTCGATTTTATTGTCATCAAGAACTAGAAAGAAACAACATGGTAAACATCGCCTACACCCCAGAAGAAACTGCAGACGAGCAAGGCGAAGCTAAAATTGTCAACTCGAAGTATCCTTACGGCACTTCGCTTTATTTGGATGAGGATACTCTAGCCAAAATTGGCATTGCCAAACTGCCAGAAGTAGGAAGTCAACTGCGGATGCAAATTTTGGTTACAGTGACCAGTGTTAGCCAAAGGCAAGAAGCAGACGGTGAAACCTGCCAAAATGTTGAACTTCAGGTCACGGATATGGAAGTCACAGGGACAGAGGGGCAAGCCAATTCTACCGAACAAGCCAATAAACTGTATGGTTCTTAAGTGGTGGGCATAGAAATTTTAAAGTTTCTTATACTCCGCCCATGAGCAGTTACGACCCAACGGATATTCGGGCGACCGAGAAAGTGGAAAGCGATCGTAAAGAGCGCCAACGCCTTACCCAACGCCAAGAAGCCGATGATTTTAAATGGCTTATGTCTGATCCAAGAGGCCGCCGCGTCATGTGGGGACTTCTTGAAACCGCAGGCATCTATCGTTCTAGCTTCACGGGCAATTCGGAAACGTTTTTCCGTGAAGGACAAAGGGTGGTTGGTTTGACTTATCTGAAAAAGATGGTTGAGCATTGCCCTGAAAAATATGCACTAATGACGAAAGAGAATACCAGTGACAGATCAATCGCAGAATAGCGCCGCAATACCCAATGAAGGTGGTTCCCTGCTGGCACCAGGACCCGTGGCCGAAGGGGAAACCTTAGGCACGGTGGAAGGTGCGCAACCTAATGAAGACGGTTCCAACACTGACGCCGTGAAGACGGAAGAAGGTAAGAAAACGCAAGGTGCTCCCGCAGAGTATAAGGAGTTCACGTTGGCCGAAGGGCATAAAGTGGACCCTGAAACAATGGGTGAGTTCAAGACGATTGCTAAAGAGCTAAACCTCAACCAAGAGCAGGCGCAACGCCTGATTGAGCTTGGGGGAAAGATCGCGGATAAAGCCGCAGGTCCAGGTGAAGCGGCGATCGTTGCAAAAGCGAAAAGTATTTGGGGCGAACTTTCTACCGCGGACAAAGAGTTTGGTGGCGATGACCTCGCCGCAAACCTAGCCGCAGCAAAGAAAACCTTGAAGACTTTTGGAACCCCAGAGTTAGGGCAACTGTTGGAAGATTCTGGTTTGGGCAACCATCCTGAAGTCATCCGGCTTTTCTACCGTGTTGGTAAACAGATCAGTGACGACAAAGTTATCCTTTCCGGCTCTAGGGCTTCAGGGGGGCTTTCCGCTGCTGATACGCTTTACGGCACAACCTCCAACAAAACACCTTAAGGAATTAAAAAATGGCACTTTTCCCTAAAGCAGGTGCCGTCACCCTGCTAGACTTTGCGAAGTCAATCGACCCTGACGGCAAAACCTCTACTGTTGTTGAACTGTTGAACCAAACAAACGAAATCCTTACGGATATGGTATTTGTAGAGGGCAACCTTCCTACCGGCCACCGCACCACAATCCGCACTGGATTGCCCACCGCTATCTGGCGGCAGCTTTACGCTGGTGTTCCTGCTTCCAAATCTGTTAGGGCGCAAGTCGATGACGTGTGCGGCATGTTGGAAACCAGAGCAGAGATCGATAAAGACATCGCTGATCTGAATGGCAACACCTCTGAATACCGCCTAAGCGAAGCACAAGCGTTCTTGGAAGCTATGAACCAAGTGTTTTGCCAAACTTTGTGGTACGGTAACTCCGCGATCAACGCAGAACGCTTTACAGGTTTTGCCCCCCGCTATTCTTCCTTGTCCGCGGGCAACAGCACCAACATTATCGACGCCGGTGGCACTGGTTCTAACAACACTTCGGTGTGGTTGATTGTGTGGGGTAAAAACTCCGTGACTGGTATATTCCCTAAAGGGTCTAAAGCTGGGCTTACCCATGAAGACTTGGGGGTGATCGATGCTTTTGACGCGAGCAACAACCGCTACCGGGCGTATGCTGACCGTTGGCAGTGGAAAGGTGCAATCTCATTGCGGGATTGGCGCTATGTCGTGCGCATCGCTAATATCAATGTCACGGATTTGGCCGCGCAAACAGGTACCCAACTTCCTACCGCTGCAACCGCGCTAATAAAAGTGATGATCCGCGCGATGGCGCGTATCCCTTCGATGAATATGGGCACCGCTGTGTTCTACGCCAACCGTACAGTCAAAGAATACTTGGCGATTGCGGCTTTGGATAAGTCCAACAGCGTGCTTAGCATCCAAGACGCGATCAACCAGTTCGGCGCAGTTGGGCCAGGCTCTGTCAACAACGGAACAGTTAGGTTTCAAGGGATTCCGGTCCGCACCAGCGATCAGCTCCTGAACACCGAAGCCCGTGTGGTCTAATCCAAGAACTTTGAAAGGAAACTAAAATGGCATATATTGACAGCCAAGAAGTGTTCTCTGTAGCACAAGCAGTAACCGCCATTGGCGATACTGTATCCACCAACCAACTTGATACTTTGGCCGCCCACGACCAAGGTATTGGGCAAAATGTGACGGTAATTGTGAAGGTCCACACGACTTTCACTTCGGCGGGCGCGCCCACTGTGCAGGCCGTCCTGCAAACCTCCGCCGATAACTCCACTTGGGTAGATGCAGCGATCGGGCCTGCGTTTGCTCTAGCTGCGCTAACGGCGGGGACAACCATCTACAGCCAAGAACTACCCAACGGAGTGCTCAGGCGCTACATACGTGTTGCGTACAGGGTCGCTACTGCGGTGTACACTGCGGGAGCGTTTGATGCCTTTATTGTTAAAGACCCTCAAGCGTACCAATTTGGTGCCTCTGGGTTTGTAGTTCTTTAATCTCTGGTCTTAGAAAGGTAACAATGTTATGGCTAAACATTCCCAAACCGCTACGGAGTTGGAACAGCTGACCCCAGAAGACGTGCTAGACGTGGAAGCACGCATCACGGCAGCGGTAGCCGCCGCTAAAGCGCAGGCGCTAAACGAAGCGCTAGCTTTAGCGGGGGTCAACACCTCCCCTCCCGCCCCGACTACGGGCATCTATGCCACCAATCCTGTGGTGGCAAAAATGGCGCGGGAACAATCCCCTAAAAAGCGGGTTGTC